GTGATACAAAATATTGACATACTCAAAAATTACGCATCTCAAGGCGTGGCATCAGCACCAACGGATGTAGATGGTTTAGTAAGACAAATACCATTACTCCTACGAACTCCTGATGGATTTGCTCCAAGCTTTGCTATAGAGATACTCAAACAGCTTACAGGTCAGGACACCTACATTATAAATATGACTGATGGTGAAATACGTATACCATCACTCCCACCTATATCAGTAGATCCATTGATGCGTAAATGGGTAAGCTACGTAGATACTCCTATTATTAATTTGAGTGATATTAGATTAGCTCAAGATAAGTATGTAATTATTGGTACAAGCGGAGGCGGAATACTACCACAAGTGCCTACACCCAACGGTCTGATGAATCCACATCACTTACAGGCGGCTTTGGCTGAATCAATTTTATTGCCAAATTCTCCTAAAATACCCGAATGGCACCTAGCAGTAGAGCTTTTAATATTCATAACATTTATTTTACTGGCTTGGTACTTGACTCAAAAACTTAGTATGACTGTAGGTTTGATAGGTCTATCTGCAAGTTTAGTTGTAGTTGTTATTAGCGGAATATACACTATCAAAAATGGCGTTTTAATTGACGTGACTTGGACACTTATCAGTCAATTTATTGTTGGTAGCGTTTCTTATTATTTAAAGTTCAGAGAACAATACAAATTAAGGCAGCAGATTAAAAAACAATTTGAACACTATTTAGATCCTAGACAAGTGAAGGCTTTGCAATCTGATCCCAGTTTACTTAAGTTAGGCGGAGAAAAGAAAAGATGTACCTTTCTATTTACTGACGTACGCGGTTTCACTGCGATGAGTGAGCATATGGATCCCGAACAAGTGACTCAAATTATGAATCAAGCTCTCACTATCCAATCAGACGCAGTTAAAAAGTATGAGGGTATGGTAGATAAATATATAGGCGATGCAATGATGGCTATATTTAACGCTCCTATAGATTTAGAAAATCACGAACAAGCAGCCGTAGAGTGTGCAAAAGAAATACAAAAACAATTTGCTAAATCGGATGTAGGTGTATCTATAGGTATCGGTATCAATACAGGAGAAGCAGTTATAGGCAATATGGGTAGCGATACAAGATTTGATTATAGCGCTATAGGAAGTGCTGTAAATATTGCTGCTAGGTGTGAATCTAGCTGTAAGACTGTAGGGAAAGATTTAATAATTGCAGAGGAGACTGCAAAAAATTGTAATTTTGAGCTAAAATCATTACAACCAATAGAAGTTAAGGGTATTAGTGAGCCTTTAAAAATATTTACTTTGGAGGATATATGAAAGCACTACTTAAAAATTTAGTTGGATCAGTAGCCCCGACACTCGGAACAGCTTTAGGCGGACCGATGGGCGGCATGGCTGCAAACATGATTGCAGATGTATTGGGTTGTAAGAACGAACCTAAAGAAATACAAAAAGCTATAGACAACGCCACACCTGAACAAATGCTTGAGCTGAAAAAAGCTGAAACTGAGTTTGAACTTAAAATGAAAGAATTAGAGGTAGATGTATTTAAACTAGAAGTACAAGACACCCAAAACGCTAGAACAACTTTTTCCAAAGATTGGACAGCTAGAATTATAGGTATTGCCACACTAGGCGGCTTCTTAGGCTATATTTTTCTTATCACCATCCAGCCCCCCGAACAGAACTCAGAGGCATTAGTAAATCTGGTTCTTGGATACCTAGGTGGTTTAGCATCAGCTATTATTAGTTTTTACTTTGGAGCATCCAATACACCAAGCAAAGATGATTAAAATGAACATATCTGAAGAAGGTATATCTTTAATAAAAAACTACGAGGGTTGTAGATTAGAAAGCTACCAAGACTCCGTAGGGGTTTGGACAATAGCTTACGGACACATCAAAGATGTAAAAGAGGGCGATAAGATAAACCAAGACGAGGCAGAAAACCTTCTTAAAGAAGAAATGCCTGAGTACGAAGGCTATATAAATAGTATGGTCGAAGTGCCACTTGATCAGTGTCAGTTTGATGCTTTGGTTTGTTGGGTGTATAACTTAGGACCGACCAATCTAAAAGAGTCTACTTTGCTACGTATCCTCAACGAAGGAGATTACGGCGGCGTACCAGAACAAATAAAACGCTGGAATAAAGCAGGTGGCGAGGTTCTTGCAGGGCTTGTCAAAAGAAGAGAAGCAGAAGCTAATTTATTTGAAGGAAAAGAGTGGGAGAAAGTTTAAATGCCATATTCAAAAGTACAATTTAAACCAGGCATCTACAGAGAAGGAACAGCTTATAGTGCCGAGGGGGGTTGGTTTGATTGTAATCTAATTAGATTTAGAGAAGGCAGAGTAGAAAAGTTTGGCGGTTGGCAAAAACTAACCGACAGTACATACCTAGGAACTGCAAGGGCTTTGCATAATTGGATATCTTTAGGTGGTAATAAATATCTTGGTATAGGAACACATTTAAAGTATTACATTAAAGACGGTACAGCCTTTGCTGACGTCACTCCAATTCGTAAAACAACAACAAACGCAGCTACTTTCGCCGCTACTGACGGTTCATCTACTGTAACGGTTACTGATGCCAGTCATGGCGCTGTAAACGGTGATTTTGTTACATTTTCAGATGCCGTCTCTCTAGGTGGTAACGTAACAGCTGCTGTATTGAATCAAGAATATCAAATAGACCTAGTGACAGGCACCAACACATATACGATTACCGCGAAAGATACATCTGGTTCTACGGTTACAGCCAATGCAAGCGATTCAGGAAACGGCGGTTCAGCTACTGATGCAGTTTACCAAATTAATACAGGTCTTGATGTTTACGTGCAGTCAACAGGATATGGTGTTGGAACGTGGGGTGCAAGTGGTTGGGGTTCAGCAACTTCATTAGGTGGTAACAATCAGCTTAGACTTTGGACACATGATAACTTTGGTGAAAACCTTATTATAAATACTAGAGGTGGCGGTATTTATCGTTGGCTTGAAAATAATGGAACTGGCACAAGAGCTGTTCAATTATCCGATATAACTGGAGCCAACCTCGTACCAACTTTAGGGTTGCAGGTAATAACCTCAGAAGTTGACAGACACCTTATTGTTTTAGGCGCTGATCCAATTGAAGGTAGCGCGAGGTCTGGAGTGTTAGATCCAATGTTGGTTGCTTTCTCCGATCAAGAAAACGAACTTGATTTTGAACCGCAAATTACCAATACGGCTGGATCGGTAAGATTGTCTTCTGGTTCCAGTATTGTAGGTGGTGTTAAGTCCAGACAAGAAGTTATAATCTTTACAGACACTTCTGTATATTCTATGCAGTTTGTAGGCGCACCTTTAACTTTTGCTTTAAATCTTATAAACGAAGCTTCAGGACTTATTGCACCTAAAGCAGCTATCACATCTTCAGGCGGCGTATTCTTTATGGGATATGGTAATTTCTATTTATATAACGGTACGGTGCAGGAACTACCTTGTAGCGTTCATAATTATGTGTTCGGCGATCTCAATACAGGACAAGCCTATAAAATACAGGCATTTACCAACAGCGAACATAATGAAGTGGGTTGGTTTTACCCTTCTTCATCAAGCGACGAAATAGATAGGTACGTAATCTATAACACTCAACAACAAGTTTGGTACTACGGTCAATTAACTAGAACTGTTTGGCTGGATTCAGGTGTTGAATCTTTTCCGCAAGCCACTAATGGCGGTTATTTATATCAACAAGAAATTGGTTTTGATGCAGATGGAAGTGCGATGACTAATGTGTATGTGGAATCAGGTGATTTTGATATTGGCGACGGCGATAGGTTTACTCAAATTTCTTCTATAATACCTGATATCAAATTTATACAGGATGTTAATTCAGGATCAGTAAACGTAGTTACTAAAGTTAGGAATTATCCTGGTGACTCTCTTACAACTGAGGCAACTTCTGAAGTGTCATCTTCTACTCAAAAAGTAAACCTCAGAGCCAGAGGTAGACAAGCAGTTGTACGATTTGAATCTAACGACGACGCTACCGATGATGGTAATCTATCTATAGGTTGGCGTTTAGGTGAAACAAGAATGGATGTGAAAACAGATGGTAGAAGATGAGCAAATTATTAGAAACCAGACTCCCAACAGAGTTACAACCATCTGCTAGTAGGGAAAACTTTAACAGGCTTGTTCGTATACTTGAATTAAACCTTGGAGCATTTGATCCTGATTCTACGCCTCAATTCAACGATACGCAGTTAGGTTCTTTAAAATTTAACGAAGGTGATGTAGTATGGAACACATCTATTGGAGTTTTACAGGTTTATACTGGAAACAAATGGATACAGCTTCATACGCCTAAGAATCCACAGGGGTTTGAACTGCAATCAGAACTAGGTTCTGTAACTGTCAGAAACAACGGAGCGACAAGTATAAAGGTTTGATATGCAGGCTGTAGAAAGTACAAATTCAGCGTATGAAGTGAAAAATTTACTTCTAAGCCAACCTTCTGACTGGTTCATACAAGATCAAACATTCCAAACAATCAAAGACTCTCAATTAGATATCGTTCGTTTCCTTAAATCAAAAGGCCAAGAAAACTTGGAAAACTTACCTTTACATGCGGTTATTGATGAACCCATCAAAGATGTATTTACCGCACCCATATTCTCAGAAACATTTTGCGATATATTCAGAGACGAATTAGAAAATATCAAACAACACTTCAACTTTGAGCCTAATTCAGAAGAAGACACACTTAGACAAATACCAGAGATAGTTTTACAAGACCATATACCTGAACTTTACCTGTCTTTGATGAATGTGGTCAGCACCATTTTCAACCCAATTTTTATGGGGCTTTGGGGCAGAGTCGTAACAGATGGCGGCATACAGATAGCCAATTATAATATAAGAGACAAACAACAAGGCGCTTGGCACCACGATGCAAGCGCAGACATCAGCGTAGTCATTCCTTTAAATACAGGTGAATACGAGGGTGGTGGAACAGAATTTCAAGGTAGAGGAGTCGTTGAACCGCTTCCGACAGGTAGCGCTTTGATGTTTCCAAGCTTTACTCACATGCACCGAGGACTACCCGTACAGTCAGGAGATCGTTATTTATTGGTTTTTTGGCTTATATCGCGTCCTTGTTGGGAAGATAAAAAAAACTATTTAGAAATGAATTTTATTTAACAATAGGACTAAAAACAGTAGAATTGAAAGCAAATGGATAGAATAAACAGAACTGGGACAGGAATAGCAAGTTTAGGTAGAGACGAAGATCAGTTTCTAGCTCACGTTGCTTTGGGCGAGCGTGTCGTACCGCCTGTTATATCAGCCGCAACTCAAGCACGTATTAACCAAGAGATGAGGGCAGCTGGCCTTGATCCAAACGAATACGCTGTTGGATCTGGTATGTCCATCAACCCGATAACAGGACTACCTGAGTTTGGTTTTTTCAAGAAAGCTTTTAAATCAATTAAGAAGGTGGCTAAGAAGGTAGCACCAGTTGCGATGTTTATACCAGGCGTAGGTTCTGCTTTAGGAGCTTTAGCTGGAGGATTAGGAACAGGTATAACAAGTCTAGTAGGTAGCATACCAGGTGTAGGCGGCGCTTTGTCTAGTGGTTTAGGCGCAGTTGGTAAAGCTATAAGTGGTGGTATAGGAAGTTTAGGCAAAATGCTTCCTGGCGGATTTGGCGAAGGTTTTCAAAACTTTTCACAATTTGCAGAAGGAACAGGATTAGGAGGTGGTGCCTTACGTGATTCACTTAGAACTGCCTTATCTGGTGGTATAGGCGGATTAACTCAAGGTGGTCCACTTTCAAGATTTTTAACACCTGGCATCAATCCTGTCGCTAACTACACACCGATGTCAGATACGATGGATGGACAAATAACAGGGTATATGGGGCCAGATGGGAAGGTAATATCTGTAGATCAATACAATCAAATGGTTTCTAACACATCAGGTCTAGGTCGTATAGGTGAATTTATTTTACCAGGGCAAGACAATAAAGGACTTTTTGCAAATTTAGGACTTACGGGAGAAAAAGGTCTTTTAGGAGGATTAGGCGGTATGGCTGGAGGCTTTCCTGGTGGCGGATTAGGTATGGGATTGTCAGGATTACTTGCTAAAGCTGTATATGACGATACAAAAAGTAAGTCTGGAGGTTTGGCTCAAACACCTCAAGTGATGATGGATTCTTTAGGAAGATACCAACTATCAAAAGAACTAGGAACTGGCGGAACTAGAGGTGAATTTGGATTGGGTCCTAAACCAGCTGTTTTAAATGTAGCTGGTGGAGGAGAAATACAAAGACAACCTTTCGCAGTTGGCGGAGTAGCTGAACTGGATTTAAGAGACGGAGGTGAATCTGAAGGACCTGGTACGGGTACTTCTGATGATATACCAGCGATGTTGAGTGATGGTGAGTTTGTAATGACTGCCAAAGCTACTAGAGGCGCAGGGGCTTACGATTTAAAGAAAGGTAAGTCAGGTATTGAGCTAGTGCAAGGTGGCAAGCCATCAAGAGAAAAAGGCGTAGAAAATATGCGCGAGTTAATGAACATATTTGAGGGCATGTAATGGCAGAAGCTATCAATCCAATAACAACAAATATTACAAGATCAGATGTAAGTTCTGATCCTTTTGTCCGAGAAGCCTACTTTGGATCACCAGACACACCAGGAATAATATCGCAAGCTATTTCAGCGGCTAATAGATCATACGGGCAACCTGCTATTTTAAGACAAACAGCTGGTCTATCTCCTTTAGAACTTGCCGCGATGCAAGGTGCTTACGGAGGCATAGGTTCTTACCAACCTTATATTGATGCGAGTACGAGAGGATATCAAGAAGGTATGGGAATGTCTCGTAGAGCTGGACAATTGGCTCAACCATATTTTTCTGGTGAGCAAGCTTATCTAGGGGCTGCAACTGATACGGCTAGACGTGCTGCTGGTATGCAGTTTGATCCTAATTTAACTAGACAGTTTTTTGATCCGTTTGAAGATAGAGTAGTACAACAAACCATAGATGACGTATTTAAACGTGGCGAACTTCAAGATATAGATGCAAGAACAAGAGATATATCGCAAGGAGGCGAATCTGCTTTTGGTTCAAGAGCTAGACTAAGTGCTGATGAAAGACGAGCGGCTTTAGGTAGAGGTCTTGGCGAAGCTTTAGCTGGTATAAGGAGTCAAGGATTTGGACAAGCGCAACAGGCTGCTTTAGGGGAGTTTGGTAGACAAGCTGGAGCTAGAGAACGATTGGCTGGTAACTTAGCTGGATTTGGTCAACAATTTGGCGGTATAGGCGGCAGACGCGCAGGATTAGCCAGAACAATAGGGTCTGATATAGCTGGATACGGAGCTGGAATAGGAGGACTAGGAAGAGATGTGGTTGATTTAGGAATTAGATCAAGGGGTGAATTAGCAGGATTAGGTGCTACTGCCAGAGGTCTTACCGATACTGCTCTTGGTAGAGAATATGAACAAGCAGTACAAACAAGAATGGCTCCGACTCAGGCAGCTCAATATGTACGTAGTTTCTTGCCAACTTATCAAAGCGGCAGCACCTCTGTTGGAACAACGTACGGCGCTCCTGTAGATCCTTTAAGTCAAGGGCTTGGAACATTTTTAAACACATACGCTAACTTTGCAAATCCACAAACTACAACTTCTAGCGATCCCGCATCAACTGCTGCAACAACTGGCGGAGGTGCAACACCAACAGCTTTTTACGGTAATCCATACGGACAATATAATCCTTACGCTGGCGGAGGAACTTATACAACCTAATGAATGTTTTACAACGAAAAATGTTTGCAAATGGTGATGCAGTCAATTCACCAGTTACTGATCTATCACGTTTGATAGCTAACTACGTTTCAAGTGGTTTAAGTCCTTTACAGATTTACGAAGTTTTACAACAAGACTTTGCTCAACAAGGCATACCTTTAGATATTGGCATGCGTACAATAGAGGAAATATCGCAACAATTAGGTGGTGCGATGAAAGATGACCCGATGATTACGGATCCTCCATTTGGAGGACCAAGACCATTAACGCCCGAAAGATTAGATGAAATGGCTCAAGGGCCTTTTGACACGTCTGTAGAGATAGCTCCAGATCGTTTACCACCAGCCGACCCCTCTCTTGATCCTAGACTTGGTACTTACGCGCAACAAGGGAAAACACTAAATCCAGCAGCTATACCTGATGTTGTTGATTTTTCTGAAGATTTACAAACTTTATTGGATACCGACATTACTGTAGAAGGGGATAAACAACCAGAAAAAAAATTAGGACCAAATGAAATCAGACTAAGTGATGGGCGTGTGATTGATTTTTCGCAAGGTATAAAAGACATACAAGAAGGTAAGGGGCAAGGCATACGTCTTTATAGAATTTATAATTCACCTGATATAGAGCGCGGAGAAAATGTTAATAAAGCTTTAGAACAGTTTATTGCAACAGACGAACCAGGTTATTTCAAAATGTTTGGAGGCGATCAAACTCTTGAAGAAAGAAGAGGAGGTACTTTTGGTCCCGAGGACTTTGGAAGTGCATTTTACGCTTTAAGTAGAGGTGCAAGAGATGTATTGGGTGAAGCAGCTGAACGTACTTTACCAGGTATAGCAGGATTCTTTGGCGGAGAGGGTGCGGCTGAAAGCACAAGAGATTTATTTGAAAAAGATCGTTTTGGGCCAGGATACATGGCTAGGGGCGGTTTGGATCCAGAAGAGGTTGATATATTGGTGCTTGGAGCAGCTGGCGGCAGAGAAACCATTGCAAAAGATTTGGAAGAAATTGGTATTACAGAAGACAAACAAACTCCTATAAAACCTGAAGTGGAAGTGTTTGAAGAAGACGTAGAAGACGTTGAAGGAGAACCAGAATCTGTTGCAGATGCAGCGGTTGGAGGAAAACAACCAAGCGTAGGAGATCAAGAAGATGTAGGAGATCAACCAGATGCAGGTGCTGGCTTACCAGGTGCTGTAGATGAAGAAGTACCTCCACCACCTAAATCAAAAGAAGTTAGTTTTGCCGAGTTTACAACCAGCCCTGACTTCCTACGTTTTGTAAGAAACATAGGTAAGGGTCTAGTTACAACAGGGGAGATTGGTAAAGGTATAGCTTTAGGTTCGGCAGCTGCTGCTGAAGAAAGAGCGCAAGAAGAGGCACTCAAGGCAGAAAGAGATGCAGAGCTTCTTAAAGAGATGATAGAGAAAGGACAAGTTGATCCTTTGAAACCGTCAGAACTTAAATCACTCAACGCGATGACGGCTGAACTTAGCGACAACATCAAAAATTACGAAGGGACTCAAGCTTCTATAGGAATTATGAATGACGCAATAAGTTTATTTGAAGCAGCGCTAGAGAATAATGTACCAATTACAGGCTTGCCTGGTAGAGTAGCAAGATTTAAAGATGAAGCTGCTGCCTTTATGGGTATACCTGATTCTAATGTGTCAGATGCCACAAAAATTAAAAATTATATTGAACAAGTAAAACAAAGAAGTATTAGGGAAATACTAAATGAATCAGGTAGAACTATATCCAATTTAGATAGAGATATTGTTGATAGAGTATTTGGTGATTTGGATTTAACTGGCAATCCTAAAGAAATTTTGAAAAAACTTAAAAACGCTAGGTCTAGTTTAATTAAAAACAATACAGATAAACAAAGAGCTATTTCTTCTACTTACGAAATAGTACAGAATCCTGCATATCAAGGCGTAGGTGTTAAAGCTATTACACCTTATTCAAGCCTTATAGAAAAAATTATTAATACTAAAATTAGCGACACATCAAAAATTGATTTAAGTCAGATAATTGATATTGATTTAAGAGATTCAGACCTATTCAATTTAGCAAACTAACATGCCTACTTTTAACTTCAGAGTAACGGACGATCTAACGGTTCCGATACAAGCAGACAATCAACAAGATGCTTTAAAAATACTGAAGGCTGAACTTGCAAAAAAAGAGGCGTCACCAGCTTTTGATGCGTACTACTTTGACTACGAAAAAGGTCTTAAGAGTAAAAAACTTAGATCGTTACTGGGTTTGGCAGAAAAGCGCGATCAGTCTGGAAAGGAACTTGAAAAAGAACAATTACTGCAAAACTACGTTGGATCTCGAGGTTTCACATACAATACAAAGGGAGATTTAGCCATAACCCCAGAGGGTCAAAAGACTCTAGTTGAAAAGGGTTTGTACGACGAAAACGATATTACTGACAAAAATGTTGTCATTGACGAAAGAGGTTTTAGCTCTGGAGACTTTTTAGATTTTGCTGGAGTGGTTGGTCCCGTATTCGGAGCTGTCGCGGCTTTATCGCCCCACGTAAGAGGCGTAGGTCTTTTGAAAAAACTTTTGAGAAACGAAAGATTTTCCAGAATGGTGGCTGCTGGTATAGGTACGGCAGGTGGTAAAGGTGCAGAGGAAGCCTTAGAAGTACAACAAGGTTTTCAATTACAATCAGATCAAGAAATACAAGACTTAATGGAAAATGAGTTCCTATACGGATTCTTTGGACAAGGTATAGGAGAGGCAATCGGTACGGGCTTTGCGGCCTTCTTTGGTAAAAAAGCACCTATTGAAAATGTCAGAGACGCTTACGTGGTAAGTAAAGGTTACGACATGAATGACGTACTAAAGCTAGACCAAGACTTAGGAAGACTGGCTACAGAAAAAGATATAGCTAAAGCTTTCAAAGAAGGCAAGATAACCGATCTCGGAGCCAGAGCGGCTGTATCGCAACAATTCCTAGGCAGAGCTATACCAGGTAGGATGCAAGGTATTGGTGAAACGATTGCGGGTAAACAAGGTAGAGAACAAGGTCTTATAGATTACAACATGGCGATGTTGGCTCAACTGCGAAAAAAATTAGCGGACAGTAGAACAGCCCTGGATAACGCTACAGGTATAGAAGATGCTGGTTTAGCTCAATCTGAAATAGTTGCCAGACGAGCGCAACTTGAAAAGTCTCAAAATGAAGTTACCAACTATCTTAACAAAATGATGCAGGACTTGTCTGAGCAAACAGGGGGATTTGGTCAGATTCTGCAAGCCACAGATCAAGCAGCTCTTGGTAAGAGCGTACAGGATACCATCAAAAACTCCTACAAGACTTTACAAAGCGATTTTAGAAATCAATACAATAAAATATTTGACGATCTTGACGTGTTACAAAAAACAGAATTTGATAATAAAGTCAGAGCGGATTTGAGTGAACTTAACGAATTTATCAAAAAAAGGATAAATACTGATGATCCTTTGCTGCTGGCTTTGGATGACGATATAAGTTTAAAAACAGTTTTAGGTTTGCACAAACAAATTGAAAAGGGTGCTTTTTCAGGAGGCGCAACCATAAGTCAATTAATAAAAGCAAGATCAGCTTTGGCCAACTCAAGGATCACAGCTGGTCTAAATCCAGGCGAACAAGGTCTTTTCGTAAAAGAAATATCAGATAAGTTAGACGATATAATTTATAAATTACCAGACAATCTTTTAATTATTTCGGGAAAATCTGGAGATCCACAACTGTTAAGAAATAAGGTTGATTTGTTAAAAAAATTAAACGAAAGTTATTTCAAACAAATACAACCTTTTAATAATGCTGTTGTTAAAAAAATTAAAAACAACAAAATTGATGCTGATGACGTTTACACCAATATAGTCAAAGCAAACCGATCTGGTGATATGCAAGATATTTTGAACGCGGCTGGCAAAGACACCGTAAAAGGCACTGGTTACGGCGAGATGACTAAAAACTATTTAAGAACGGAATTGGTCAGAAGATTGTTTAAGGATGCGGTAGATACTGCCACTGATCCAACAACGGGCGTATTCAATCCAAGTAAATATGTTGGCAACATAAAAAAATATGGAGCTACACTAAGACCTTTGCTTGGTAACAATTACGACAAAACGATGCAAGCTTTGGATACATTCAATTCCTACAGTCCAAAACTAGCACCGAAAGAAGTTTTTGAACTGGCCGATAAAATACGAGTAGTTGGTCCTGAAGTGCCGATGGTGGGTCCCACAAGACCAACTGATAGCGCAGGTACAACTTTTCAAGATTTTGCAAACGCTCTTACTGCAAAAGCAAAAGCAAGTAACGAGTTGTTGCAGTTTCAACAAAACAGAGTATTGGCAAACATAGAAAACGCATCACCTGAAGTAATTACACAATCCATATTCAGACCTAATTCAGCCGCAGCTATCAATCAAGTCCGTAATGAAATATCTGAAGAGGCTTTTTTGAATGTTCAAGACGAAGCATTAGAAGAACTCATAAAAAAATCTATAACACCTGGCGGAACTGACCTTACGGAAATATTCAAACCTGGTAACTTCCAAAGAGCTTTAGGTTCCTACGGAGACGAAACATTAGAAGCGATGTTTGGTAAAGAATTATCCCAAGCATTAAAAGGATATGCCAGAGCAATTAACACTACGGTATCAGGAGCGGAACGAACTGGAGCGGGTTCAATCGTAGCTGGTACATTAGCGGCTGGTTTCTTCAACCTGAATTTATTACCGACTGTTGCTACGCTAACAATTTATAAAACTTTGTTTGCTAATCCAAAAATAGTCTCCTTACTCTCACGTACGGACAAAAGCGCGATGGGTCAGGTTCTTGACGCAGTAGAGCAAGCTATACGGATTGGTGGATTTTCAACATTGATGAGAGAGACAGGAACTGCTACCAGCGATATTGCAAGAGAAATAGAAGATACGGGTATACCACAGCAAGCTAGAGAAGTTATAAATCAAGTAGCTGTACCTGCAAAAGTTGAATTAGATTTACCTGACATCAACTTATCACAAGCACCAACAGGTACAAGACCTAGGATTGGACCAACGCTACTACCTAATCCAAGAGATCAAGAAATAGCAGAGCTGTTAAGTTAATCCAAGTTCGTCTCTATCGAATCCTAACGCACTATCCGATAAACACGTAAGGTCGTTCTTACTAAAATGTATGTATGGTTCTGAATCTTCTGGCAGTTGCGGTTCAGCGACTGTACCAAATCTTACGTCATATACTTTGTTTTTATCCCAAGTATGTGAGTACACACTATCAGTCATTGCAAACACTAGAACAAATGGTCTGTTTGTTGCTAAAGATAAAGCAGCGCCCATTCTGAGTTTGGATGCACTCAGCAAAAGCGTTTCGTATTTATCTATACCAAAACTTCTACACTTTACTTCCATCCAGAAAGAACTGTCTTTACTTTCACACCAGTAGTCCAGTCCGTAAGAGACTGGCAATTTATGACATCTAACTCCCCATAATCCTTCTATAAATCCAGCTACCCGTTCTTCTCGTTTTTGATCGTTAATCGTTTCCATCTTTGGCTTGGCCATCATAATTACCTCCATTAATCTTCAAAGAAGTTAGGATCTATTGCCACCAGACGTTTCATCGGTCTGCCTGTCTGTTTCACGCGCACATCTTTTTCCTGTACTTCTCCAGCGTTGATAAGTCTGTTGATTATTTCTTTTACTTCAAAAGACTTCATTGATCTAAATATTTCCTTACGGTCAATATCCCTTTTGCTTATACCCATTTCCCCTTGGGTTCTGATAAAGCTTAATACTTGTTTGATACGACTTTCCATTTCAGATCCAGCTACCTTGTCCTCACACGTAGCCACCATCAATTGATCGTAGTAATAAACGTAGTCTATTGCCCATTGAGTCATATCCCCTGTTATCTTTTTTGAGTTTGGTCTATCTGCTAATTGGCATATCAAAGCCAAACGCATCGCCTTCTCTCTTGTCCTGGATAGTAAAACTTCCAGTCCGTCTTTTTCTAATTTGTTTTGTTGCTCTACAAGATCATGTGCAAGCTTATTCAAAAGCGCCTTTGAATCGTCATCAAATGCAATTACTCTTTGACTCAGATTCATCTCTGCGTTATCTCTTGCTATCTCCTCCATATCGTTGATAGGCGCTCTTACTTGTCTTAACCATTCACATACTTTAAAAGATGGTTCTATATAAGGGACCATTCTCCCTACCGTTCTGGGTAGTTTAGATTCAACTACAATAAACCTGTTTAAAAATCCATCAACTATACGTCCTGTTGATAAAGCGCCGTAGAAGTTTCTAGGAACTGACATACCCACCAAAGTAATCGCTGGTTTGATTGTATGGCGATCTAAAGCCTCTTGTTGCTGTTTTTGAGTAAAGGTCATCATAGAGTAGTTATCTGGCCTTAACGTGCCGTGACAACGTCCCCAAGCCTCCATAAGCACCTGTATAGCGTCCTCCTTGTTTGAATTGGTTGATTTGGATATAGACTCTAACCTTTTACCAAATTCGTCCATAACGGTGACGTGTGTTGGTTTGTGACGCAGTAAACTGTATACCGCGCCACTAGACGTATAACCGTCACCCGCCATTAAATCTTCAAACCCCGCCCCTTCTAATATGGTTTCTATTACCGTCTTGACGTTCTCTTTGCCTTGTCCTGATTTGGCAATACACATAAAGAACAAAGACGAGAAGTTGTTCATATCTGTTTTATACATACGACCAAGTGCTACAGAACCTAAAGCTAACGAGGTCTGTAAAGATAACGATGGTTGTTGTATCTGCGCTATCTCTTCAGAATACTCGTATACATCTTTGAGTATGCCTGGTGGTTCGTAGAGGTCTATTGGTTCTTTCACGTTGTAAGTTCTTTGTATGAAAGCTGGCGCTTGTTGGTTCTTTCTTTCGTGTGTCTTTTGTATTGAGTTTACTGTAGTTGATATCTCCGATCTAGGTAAAGGTGGTTTGTTTTGTTGGTTCCAAGATTGAACAAAAAACTCCACCATTTCTATACTGACATTTTTAGCTATCAGGTTACCCGCCAATCTAGCCGCGTTGTCGTTACGGCTACCTTGCACTACCCCAGTCAGTTCAAAAGGTTGCGATATGCCTTTAGTGTTTACTTTGTCTACACCCGTAATCATCACCCAATGTTCTTTGGTTAGATCAGGTAGATCGTTTGTATCGTACCAATCCCACTCTTCTATAAACTTAGGTTCATATATAGCACCTGTCGCATGAATATTATATGGTGCGATAATCAAGCCACCTTCTCCTCTAATATCAATGAGCTTTGCGGGATCTGATGTATCGGTTCTTCTTGCTACATAAGTCGTAAAGTTTTCAGGGTTATTGTAGTAGTAGTGCATACCCTTACCCGTTGCAACTTTGCAAGGTGTGTTCGGTAAATTGGTTTCTGCCCAATTGACAGCTTCTGGTGTATCGGCATCAACAACAATAAATTTGCCGCATATCAGAGCTACAACAAGGTCATCACGGCCTTTAAACCATCGGGTTATTTCTTCTGTCGTCGGTTGTCGTTCTTTAAACTTTTGCCATCCGCCTAATTCTTTGGGCGGAACTTTATTATGGCGTAGTAAGGGAACAGGGCTATAGCCACTTTCCGCATACGCAAGAGCGAGTTCCAACGCAGTATCCTGCGCGGACGCTTTGACGTTTAACACTACTCAACCGTTTCACTTTTTTCTTCGGTTTCACTATCTATAGGACCATAGATTGAAAAGAAGTCTAGTTTGCCTTCAGTTGCTACAATAATCTTTTTGGCCTGATCCGTTGATGGCTGTCTGTTGCCATACCTCCAAGCCTTGACTGTATGTGTAGAACAATCGAATAACTTTGCAGCAGCTTCGATTCCTACAAACTCTATATATTTACTTAAAGTAACTCGTTCCACTTCACGCTCCTTATATGCTGGTTCCAGTCCCTGACTGTATAAATCCATCAGTTCTCTGTCTACCAATTGTTGTTGCCTATGGAAGTAATTAATCTTCCATTGATTCTTATTGATTTTTGCTTTGTTCATGTATACTATGTGTCTAATTATGTTTTCGTGTGATTGTAACTGAAAACATTTACATTAACAACTGGAGAAAAAATATGAACATTAATATTCAGGAACGCATCAAGTCACCTAGCGATTTAGTTGAGTCGCAAGGCGCCAAACTTTTAGTATATGGCGAAAGTGGTGCGGGTAAAACTACTCTCTGTCAAACAGCCCCTGGTAAAACATTGGTTGTTAGTATGGAAAGTGGTCTTCTCTCTATTAAAGATGCCCCTGATCTCGATGCAATCGAGGTTAAGGAAGCTTCTGAAATAGAAGAGATAGCTCAACTCCTTGAGAACGGAACACTTCAATACGACACCGTTTGTCTTGATAGTGTTACGGAAATGGCTGAAATCTTGCTTTCGCAAGAAAAGGCCAAAAGCAAAGATCCTAGACGTGCGTACGGAGAGGTCATCGAAGTGATGATTAAAACGATGCGTAGGTTCAGGGATTTGCCTGTCCACGTTATATTCATTGCTAAACAAAGCAGAGAACGTGACGAGCAGACAGGTGCTTATCATTACCAACCGATGATGGTTGGCGCCAAACTCCCTACGCAGATACCTTACTTCTTTGATGAAGTATTGGTGCTTCGTACGTTTGACGACGAAAATGAAGAAGGTAAGACCGTCACCTCAAGATGGTTGCAAACGAGAATTGGTCAGAACTATATTGCCAAGGATCGTTCAGGTAAGTTAGACGGGTTTGAAACACCTGATCTGGCTAGTGTAATAAACAAACTCGGATTTGCAGGAGGTGCAGAATGAGTGACTTTGAAGGGCTTAATATAAGCATGGAAGAAGAGGAACGTAGTTCCTTTATTCCCGAGGGTGACTACCCAGTAATCATTAACGTATGTGAGAGAACGACTTCGCAAAGCGGAAACGATTACTTAAAAATGGAGGCTGAAGTAACTGGCGATAATTACGCGGGTTGGAGGCTTAGAAAAAACTTTAACCTTTGGTATCAGAATGATGATAAGACCAAACAAGAAGAAATTAGAGGCTACGCTAATAATGACTTCTCAAGGTTAGCTAGAGCTGTTGGGTTCAGAGAAGTGCCTAAAACAGCTTGGGAGTTTCAAGGGAAAACCTTTGTAGCTAGAGTTGTCGTACAAGGCGACGAAGACGACGAGTATGGTCCAAGTAACGAAATCAAATCGTTCTTACCAGTACAAACTGAGTCAGCACCAAAGGCTGTTGATCTTCCACCTAGTATAGATGAATCAAACGATGCTTCTCCAGGTGAGGCGGCTACCCCAAGCAAACCCTCATTGTAATCGTTCGGCTACGCTAGGAGTCGTTAGAGCCAAGCTCACCCTAGCACTTTCCGTATAAATCCCAATTCGTTTTTAAGATAGATAACCAATCATCCATAGTCATAACGGCTATAGCTTGGTTGTCGCGTACCCAATCAGGATTGATCGCGTACAGAGGTACACAAACTCGTATCGGTTTGCGGTTGTATTTGTAGATAAGTACGGGGATGTTGTCGTCGCAACTCGCACATACTTGTCTCCACCATTCAGGCTTTACCCAATCGCCTTCTTTGTAGAACTTACACTCTATCGCGTGGTTGGGTATTTGCAGATCGCAAAGATCTCGTTGTTGATATTGATCTAGGTTGCGCTTAGTTTGAAAGTCTATACCTTCCTCTATAAAGAAGTTATTGAGTATACGTACAACGTCTCTCTCAAACTGAGCGCCTTTGTTTCTTGAATTAATCTTGGCCATCTAAATCAAGTGTAACAACATTAGGACTGTTGTATACGGTTGGCTTCTCACCTTTCAGATGTCGCATATAAGCGTGTAGATGTTTCTCCATAGTCAGCCAAGCCACGTCCATTTGTTCGTTGGTTATCTTGAATACTTTACTGGCGTAAGGTTGTTTCTTTTCTTGCGCGACGAAGACAAACTCTTTGACTTTGTATCCCGCGGCTTCCATACCCCTTCTGTACCAGGCGGCTTGTTCTGCGTATCCGTATTTCAATACAGATTCTTTGAACGACTCAGGACTGCAAGAATAGGTGGTCTTGTAATCAACCACGACTATCTCGTAATCTTGATGGGGTCCTTGCGGTTTACAGATGATGTCTGGTCTGCACTTACAAAGCACGTCGTCTTCAAACCAATAGAAAGATGCTTCGGGTATCTTGCCGTCGCCGTCCAGGTACATCTTGCCTTCTTCAATCATATAAGCATCCATTTGATTGATCGCGTTCATATCGGATTCGTTGATAACGACTAAGCCTCTTTGTATGAACTCTTGTTTCATTTCTTTATTGGCTTTCGTATACGGGGATCCAAAGATCACACCTACATTATTATGAAAGGCTTCGTCGCCCTCTACTAACATATAGTGAGCGGCAGTACCGAACTCCATTGCTTTGGTCGTTTCTTGTTCTACTTCAAGCGCGTGTATTTGGCTTTCACCAAACTTACGAAAGAAGCTGGAACTCTTACCCACGTCAGAGTGGTAAAGTTCGTTAGGTATATCAAAGACAACAAGTGCGTTGCCCTTTTGGGTTGGTTCATATTGTTCTAGTTCAGGTATCTGTTTCATTTTTTTCTCCATTAGAAAGGAACGTCATCGTCCCAATCTTTTTTTCTATACACACGTTTGGTATCACCTTCTTTTTGTTTTAGTTCAAAAGCGGCTTGCTTCTTAAACATATCTATAAAAGGTGTATCTTCTTCGTATTCTAACAGGGTGGTCTGCACCACCTTGTCGTTGTAAAGTGGTTCAGGCCAATACCCTATATCCTCTTTTATACGAAACATATTTTGACTGATCGTTTCGCGTGGATTGTATTGAGGTCTTTGTATAGCTTGCCAATATTCTTTGATTGGTTTGAACTCTTGGTCGTCACCGACAAAGGTAATATCAAACTCAGTCTTATCGTAAGGAAGGTATATAAACTTACCGTCCTTCTTTTTAAATGGGTAGCAACGAATGGGTTTACCTATTGTCATCTTTTAAGACCTCCTTGTAAGCCAATTCAAATACGCGGGGATGATGATGCAGTATATACATCATAGCCTCAGACATTCTATTAATAGATTGTAGGTCTATAAACAGTTCATTTATATGGTCTGGTTGGACTATACCTATTTGGTCCTTTGCCTCTTCAGACAGGGTTTCGTTGATTAAATTATTTAGTTCACTCATTTTTTTCTCCAAATGTTTAAGACAATCATAAACAAAAAACTTGCACGCGTAAAGAAAATATATATACTATCTGTAAATTACTTAGGAGAAAGTGAAATGCAAATAAGTTTATATGAATTTGAAGTGATGGAGGCGGTAGCTCAATATTGCGAAAAAGAACATGGTATTAATATAGATACGGATTGTATTGATGATGTATCTATAGAATACCAAGAGCGCGAACGTGTTTACAAAAAGCACAAAAACGGTAAGACCAAAATGAATGAACACGGTCTTCCAGAAGTGGATTGGAAAAATTCACCTTTGAAAACTAAATATATTTCTTTTGGCGAAATGTCTGAATTACATATCAGCGTTCTCTCTCGGAGTGATATATGAGTAGTTCATACAAACCAAAAGAATACGTAGGCTATCAAGAGATATTGGATAACGTGAGATCTATTGTTACGCGTATTGCACCTGGTTGGGCGGCTACATCTATCGTACAAGAGATAGACGACCTAGAGACTACGATTGACGAAACCTTGTCAGGCCGCGCGGATATGGCGGAGGAGATGTTACGAGATGATTTTGAATAGTTTTTACATAACCACCGAACATCATACGGAACCTGTCGAGTACGGTTATCAAGATGCGGTTGTACATGAAGCAAACAATTGGAAACTTTGGAAGCCGAAAGTATCGGATATAAAAGTCAGAACTAAATTAGATAAAGATGTTAAGGTTCTTGTCAGACGAGAAATACATCAAGATATATTGGAGTGTGAAAGTGAGTAAAATAAAAAAACTAACAGTAACTTTAAGTGACGGATACAAAGCCTCTTACGTCGTAGACAAAGACGGTTTTACTTGGAGTCCGCCATCAGATTTACCGCCCGAAAAGCAGAGAGCCTATTGGGACGAGCTATACGCGAAGGTGCAGAACAAAGGGAGAAAACACTAATATGCAGTATAATCAATCGTTGAAGAATCAATATGGGGGCAATATGAACGAAGAAGCCTTGATCGGGGAGATCGTATCGAATTTTAAAAAGTTGAACGAAGAGAACAAAGAATATGTCTTAGACAGTCTCAAGTTCATACAAGACAATCCTAACCTGGTGGTACTTAAAAATGAAGATGGTGAATAAGTACACGTGGCAAACAGTCTACGAAGTAAAACGAGGGAAGCGTTACAAGAAATACGTAAAGGTATTGACGCAACCCGACGACTCGAGAGAAGCACTACATACGGCTTCTATAAAATAATAGATATGCAGTTGCACTCTTTCTCCGTAAGAAGGTAAACAAATGGCTCGAGGTACAGTCAGCAACGAAGTACCTCACCCTTATTAATA